AGTGGATCGAGTCCACCTGCGTGCACAGCATCGGCAAGTGGGCCGGCCTGCCGTTCAAGCTCCTGCCCTGGCAGCGCGACTTCGTGCTCGCCATCTTCGGCAACGTCGACAGCGCCGGGCGCCGCCGCACGCGCATCGCCTACCTGCAGATCGCCCGCAAGAACGGCAAGACGGAGCTGATCGCGGCGCTGGCCCTGTACATGCTGGTCGCCGACCACGAGGCGCAGCCGCAGGTCTACCTGGCGGCCTTCGACCGCGAGCAGGCATCCATCTGCTACAAGGTCGCCGGCGACATGGTGGAGCGCAGCCCGAACCTGCGCACCTACGCCAAGGTCTACCGCGGCACGAAGCGCATCGTCTGCACGAAGGGGCCGTCCGCCGGCGGCTTCCTTGCCGCCATCGCCTGCGACGCCGCCGGCAGCCACGGCTTCAACGCCAGCTGCGTGGTCGTCGACGAACTGCACACGCAGCGTAACAGCGAGCTGGTGGACGTGCTCGAGACGAGCATGAGCGCCCGCGAGCAGCCGCTGATGATCGGCATCAGCACCGCCGGCACCGACCGCGAGTCCATCTGCTACCGCTGGTACTCGAAGGCGCGGCAGGTGCAGGCGGGCCTGATCCGCGACCGCGCCTTCGTGGGCCGCATCTACGAACTGCCGGAAGCTACGTCGTTCGAGGACATCGCCGCCACCGACCGCGGCGGACACTTCAAGCGCGAGAAGGACTTGTGGCCGCTGGCGAACCCGTCACTCATCGGCCAGCCGGACGGCTTCATCCGTCCCGACGAGATCCGCCGTCAGGTACGCGACGCGCTGCACTTCCCGGCGGCGCAGAACAAGGTCATGCGCCTGCACTTCGACGTCTGGACGCAGGCCGAGTCGCGCTGGTTCTCCCGTCATGCCTGGGACGGCTGCGGCGGCCTCGGACGAACGGACGGCTACTTCGCCGGGCGCAAGTGCTGGGGCGGTATGGACCTGGCGTCGACCAAGGACTTCAACGCGCTCGTCTACGTGTTCCCGTGGGACGAGGGCGAAGGCTTCGACGTGCTCTGCAGGTTCTGGACGAATCGCGCGGCCATCGAGGCGCGGGCGGACATGCGCGACCAGCTCGAAGAGTGGGAGCGCGGCGGGTTCCTGAACGTGGTGCCCGGCGACTGCACGGACTACGACGTCGTGAAGGCGCAGATCATGCACGACGCCGAGACGTTCGACGTGCAGTCCATCGGGTTCGACCGCTTCTTAGCGCTCCCCCTGGTGCTCCCGCTCAGCGAGAGCGGGATTGAGATGGTGCCCATCGGGCAGGGGTTCCAGTCCATGAACGCGCCTGCGAAGTACCTGGAGACGCTGATTCTGAAGCAGATCATTGACCACGGAGGGAATCCGGTACTTCGCTGGATGGCCGACGCCGTCAGCATCGAGACCAACTGGCAAGACCAGATCAAACCGAGCAAGAAGAACTGCAAGGCTGGCCAAAAGATAGACGGCATCGTGGCGCTGTGCATGGCCTTGAGTGAGTCCATATCAGATGAGGTCGCAGTCAGTGACTTCAGCTTCTACATCCCGGAAGAAAGCAGCGCGACGTGAGACACGCAGGGTCGTTCATTGAGCTGTGCGGCATGGCGCTGATGAGCTTCGGTGCCTACCAGCTCGCCCCGTGGCTCGGCTGGGTCGCTGCCGGAGCGGCGGTCATCATCATTGGTCAGGCCGTGGGAGGTAACGAGACGTGAGCATCCTCAAGCGTGCCGCCATCAACTGGTTTGGCACGAGTCCGGTAGGACAGCGTGACCCCGGCATGTTTTGGGAGAGTTCCGGCGCGACAGCCGACAGCGGAATCGCCGTGAGCCACGAGTCGGCGATGACCTTCTCCGCCGTGTACGCCTCCGTCTCACTCATCAGCGACAGCATCGCCAGCCTGCCGGCGGACGTGTACGCCCGCTACCCGAACAACACGCGCTACGTGAAAGCGAAGCCGTTATGGCTGGTGAAGCCGAACCCCGAGATGATGTGGGGGGACTTCGTGCAGCAGGCCGTGACCAGCCTCCTACTCGGCGGGAACTCCTACAACGCCTGCATCTATGACCGCGCCGGCGTGCTCGCCGAGCTGTGGCCGCTCGACTCGCGCATCGTCGTCCCGCGCCGCAACACGTCGACTCGCGAGCTTGAATATGCCGTGGGCGGCTCTGTCATCGGTCCCCGCGAGATGCTGCACATCCGCGGCATCACGTTGCCCGGCTACCTGTACGGGCTCTCACCCGTGGAGATGGCCCGGCAGACGATCGGCCTCGGGCTGGGCGCCGAGAAGCACGGCTCCAAGCAGATGGCCAACGCTGCGACCCCGTCCGTGGTCGTATCCGTGGACGGCAAGGTCGACGACGACGCTGCGGAACGTTTCTCAGCGCGCTTCGCCAAACGCTTCGCCGGCATCGACAACGCGGGCAAGCCGATCACCATCGGCGGCGGCGCCAAGATCACGCAGCTCACGATGACGAACGACCAGATGCAGTTCCTTGAGACGCGCAAGTTCCAGGTCAGCGACGTGGCGCGTTGGTTCCGCGTGCCGCCGCACATGATCGGCGACATTCAGAACTCGACCTCGTGGGGGACCGGCATCGAGCAGCAGAACATCATGTTCGTGCAGCACACGCTGACCCCATGGATCGTGCGCATCGAGAAGGCGCTTTCGCCCTACGTGCCGCCCACCGACCGCGGCGTCGAGACCTACCTGAAGATGAACACGAACGCGCTGATGCGCGGCGACATGGCGGCGCGCGCCGAGTACATGAGCCGCAAGATCGAGCACGCCGCGGCGCGTCCGCAGGACTGGAACGCGCTCGACGATGAGAACCCGCTGCCCGGCGGCGACAGGCTCTGGATGAGCCAGAACCTGCAGGCGCTCGACGCGGATGGCCTGCCAATCGTCGACCCGCCGCCGGCGAAGCCCGTGCCGCTCGGCTGATGGCCTGCGTCCAGTGCGGTAAATGCTGCCGAAACTACACCATCGCCATGAAGCGCAACGAGGACTTCGCCCGCTTCCTGACCTATCACGGTCTGCACATGCGCAACCGCCCAGACGGCGAGATGGAAGTATACGGCGAGTCAAAGTGCAAGCACCTGAAGTCGGACCCGAAGAAGCCCAGCAGGTACGTCTGCTCGATCTATGAGGACCGGCCGAACATCTGCCGCAAGTGGGAGTGCGAACGGTGGATACGCAAATGACCCGAGGAGGTCAAAGATGATTCGCAGCGCAGAGACGGAGTTCGAGATCCGCGCCGCTGCCGCCGGCAACACCCTCGTCGGGCACGCCGCGGTGTTCAACGTCGAGGCCGTGATCGCGGGCATGTTCCGCGAGATCATCGCCCCGCGCGCCTTCCGCAAGTCCATCAAAGAATCCGACGTGCGGGCGCTGTTCAACCACGACCCGGCGCACGTCCTGGGCCGCAACAAGGCCGGCACGCTGCGCCTGTCAGAGGACGAGGTCGGCCTTAGTTACGAGGTCGACCTGCCCGATACCCAGACCGCTCGCGACCTGTGGACGAGCATCGACCGCGGCGACATCACACAGTCCTCGTTCGCCTTCGAGACGGTCAGAGAGCTGCGCGCCGAGCCCGACTCCGAGGCCGGCGAGACGCTGCCCCTGTTCACCGTCAAGGAGGCACGCCTGTGGGACGTTTCGCCGGTCACCTACCCGGCCTACGAGCAGACCGACGTGGTCGCACGCAGCGCCGCCGAGCGCATGGCGGCGGCCTACGAACGACCCATCGAAGAAGTCATCGCAGCCGCTAACGCGGGCGAACTTGCCCGCTTGTGGACGCCTCGCGAGGAAACCACCTCGGAGCCGCCTTCCGCGCCGCTCGATCCTGAGCACCCGGAGGACACCCTGACGCCGGAACCCAGGCATATCCGCGTTCCCATCTACCTCTGAGGAGGAACATCACTTGACCAGTGAACAGCTCAAGGCTCTTCACGCTGAGTATCGTCACGCCATCGAGGTGGCCCGTGACGAGGCCGAGCCAGAAGAGGCCCGAGATAAAGCCGCCGTCGACGCCGCAGACCTGCGTCTGAAGCTCGACGAGGGCATCATCGAAGCGACCCGCGACGCCGAGATCGGCGAGGCCCGCAGCCGCATGGACGACATCCTGCGCCCCGTCGGCGAGCCCGCCATGGGC